CCGGCATTCCGTAACGTCCTGACGAGCTGCCGCGTCAGGTCGTTTTTCAGGAAGAGGCGAACAAACGCGCCGCCCGCTTCGATATCACTTCGACCTGCCATTGCCTTTCACGTGCTCCAATCTCTCGCGCTCGATCTTCTCGATTGCCTCGTGAATCAGCGGGTTATCCGGAAGCGGATGCCGTTGCATCACCTCGATTTCGCCAGTTCGCAGGTAGTCCTCAGCGTCAAACCTCTTGTCGACGAACAACCGCCAGACGTCCAAGGAGAGGGCCCTGCGTTGCTCCCGGCGAGCCATCGCCATCCACCAGAGAACCTTGAGCGTCAGTCCTCGGGCGGTTCCTCCGCACTCTCCGGCGAATCTGTGACAGCACTCGACGGGGTGACATCCTGGCCAGTAGCAGACGCGAACGCCTTTAATTTCTCCAAATCCATAGCGTCCCCGCCCGCTTCCTTGATCTGTTTCTCCACCTCCTCCATCGCCCCTTTCTTCATCTCCGGAGGCATCGTCTCGATTGCCGTCAGGATCGGTCCGACCGTCGCCCAGATCTCGCTGAACTCCTTGCCGCTGGTCAAAACCTTCTGGTTCTTCCTCCTCTTCTCTAAAGCAGATTGAATCCCTAACCATTCCTTCGGTGGGAAAAAATCGGTTGCCGCCGACAGCAACACTTCGCGGCCCCGGTCGATCGCCTCACCCTTGACCCGCTTGGCAAACTGACGCTGGGTCAGCTTGTCGGGTCCCGTGCTGTACTGGTCGCGGCAGACGATCGCCAGCACTTGACCAACGGTCGGGGCGTGAGTCTCCACCCGATGCCAGCCGTTTGCAGACAGGTCCGCTAGATCAACTCCAATCTCGGAGCGGACGTCCTCCAACGAGAACGCATCAAAGTCGACCGACCATTCCTTTCCCTCGATATCCTTGAATGTTGGCACCTGTCATCCTTTCAGAAAAAAAGGACTGGAATTGCAGCCGCCAGCGTTTCACAGCAGGCCCGCAACTCCAATCCTTTACGGGTAGTTGATCAGTTCTCACTCACTTACGGCGTCGAATCGATCCCCGCCAGCACGTAGAGCGTTCCGGCCGACGCGCTGTCATGGCTGGCAAACCCCTTCGTGATCGGGTTCCCGGTGTACACGTTGGTATCACCGCCGCTGATGTTCGTGATCGCGTCCAGCCCGCCGTTGGCCGTCTCGACAACAAGGTCCTGTTCGTGAATGGACGCTGAGCCGGAGTCCTGGAGGTCTACATGAGCCTTGGCGCCGCTGTCGCTGGCGTTCCGGTAGAAGATACCGACGATCGCGGCGTTGTCCCCGTCCAAGTTCAGCGGGTTGATCTCGGTCTGTTCAACCACCGTGAGGGGCGTCGTAGTCACCGGGAGAGCGTCCCCAGCCCCGCCATCGACCGTGACATCATTGCCGCTGACCGTCGCGTCCATGCCGTACCGAACGCCTCCGGACCAGTACACGTCAACGACATCGCTGGTTTCGATCGTGTGGCTTGCCTGAAGCGTTGCCACGCCCGTATCGTCGTCGGTCCGCCCGGTCAACGTTCCAACGTTGTTCGCACTGACGGCAGGAATCGCGATTTCGTAGGCCGAGAGACTGTCAAACGTCACCGCGGCTTCCTGCGCGTTGAACGAATAGCCCGGAAACGTGAAAGACTGATTGTGTTGTGCCGCTGGCATCGTGTTGTTCCTTTCCCCTGGGTCTCAGGGACGAATATGGTCGATTGAACGCCCCCAAAACTACGCGGACACGATCACCGGAGCCCGGCCGGAGTCTTGCGAGAGTTGCGCCGTGAACTCCACAAGCATCCCGTCCTTGAGTTTTCCAGGGCTGGTGTAGCTCAGGTTCATGTCAGCATCGACTTCCGTCAGACCGCCGCTGCGCCGAACTACCTTGATCGCCCGGTCTTCACCGGTCTCGGCCGCCGCAATCAGATCCGCGATCTTGGCGTCACTGTCGTAGTAGCGCATAGTGAAGGTGACTTCACACTGGCGCGCAACCACTTGGTGCGTTTCGATTGGAACCGCCGTGCCGTCGCCGCGATCGGTCGTTTCTGTCCTCACGGCGTTCTTGTTGACGTCACAGTCAACTACGTGATCAACAATGGTCGCTGCCGTGGCGCCGGCCGCGTCCTTGTAGAGAATCCGTTCCCAGCCTGCTCTTGATTTGGCCATGGTTATTTTCCTTTCTGAAAGTGCTTATCCGATGGAGGCTCTCCAGTCGCGATGAAATCGTTCGACGTTCCGCTCGAGGGCGGGGCCCATTGTTGGTCTTTCTGGGTAGTCGCGGCCGTCCTCTCTCAAGCCGTGTTCGTGCGTGGCGGCCACCTCATCGACTCGCGAGGCACGGAAGCCAGTCATTCCGCCTTCCTCATCCCAGTGGCCCCACAGCGCCCTTTTGAGGAAACCTGGCTTATGCTGGGTTGGCGGCGATCCTGCTTCTGATTTCTTGTGTTTGTCCTTGCGCTGTTTGATCGACTTTGACGCGTCTTTGCGGATCGACAAGATTGCATGTCGAAACGTCTTGTACGCGCCTTTTTTTGCCGCCTCGATGACGCGTTCAGCCTGATTACGGAAGTTGGTTTGCGTTCCAAACATCAGACCGTCACCTGAAACACTTCCCGGCAAACGCCGTAAAACTGCCGTTGCTCGCGTAGGTACTTCACGCTGTACGCAATGAGGATTTCAGACTTCTTAGGGACCTCGTCTCGCTCATCGATCCACTCAGCATCGATGGAATCAATGGGGCGTGGGCTACTGAAGAAATACTCGTGAATCTGCTCCACAAGCCTCGACAGTGGTTTGAGTTCCTCTTTGTCTATTTCTTGCCGTGTATTCTGGTGCGAGACTCCCAGCTTTTGCCGAATATCAATGTCGTATGTCGCAGTGTATTGCAGACTGTCTCGAGCAAATCGCGTTACTTCGTCGTATCTTCTGGGGACGACAACCCGAACATGCAAATCGTTGTCGGTGAGGTCCTGATCTTCGACTCTTCCTTCCCAGTCCCAGTCCACATCAAAGTCGCCCAACTCGAAGTTCCCGGCGTCCCGCTCTATTTCGAGAGCGGTCGCTAAACCGGAGGCAACTTGCACTAAGACCGAATCCGACATCGCCTACTCGACTTGCTTAGTGTGAACCAACCACCTGTAATCGCCCGGTTGCAGCTCTGCCGCCGGTCGACCGGGGACGGGCAATATCTCGTACTCTTTACTGCCTTCCACGATCGACATACCAGCTGCCGGCTCAATCGTTTCACCTGCGATCACCAGCGACGCTACGGGGAAAAAGTAGTCCCGAATCAGCGCCTTGACATTCAAGCCAGTCTCAAACTCAACAGACTCGTACTCCTGCTCATCAAATGTTGCCGTAAACTCATCTGTTTCCACAGATCCGCTTTTCAGCGTCACTGTCACGCCAAACGCACGCTCATTGGCGGTTTGTGCTCGCTGCTCGAATCGTTGGTGAAACAGTGTTGGCATCGTGTTGAAATGCTCGCCGGCTGGCAGCGAACCACCAACCGGCGAGCGACCCGCATCAAGGCGAGGAAGTTAGGAGTAGTCCGGCAAATTGACCTCAACCTCCATTTCCAGGATGTCCAAGTTGTCCGTATTCGCGTCGGCCGTCTTTTGGATCTGTGCGAACAACTGGAGGCCACTGGAGTAATTCGACATGTCGAACCGCGTCCCACTGGCAACGCGCCGCAACGAGCCGTAGGTGTTTGCGCCGTAGAAGCCGATGTTTGACGGTCTGCCGGTCGAGACACTCGGCGGCTCAACGGTCGTAATCCGTTCCGCAAAATTGATCTCGAACCGTTTCCACGTTGCGCCAAGCGTCAAGCCTGTGGCGACGTCATCGTTATTGTTCGTCCCGTCGTCGGTTTCAACAACGACGGTGTTGTCGCCGATGCAGCGGAAGATGGCCCCTTCGGCGATGGTGTCGATGTCGTCGTTGCGAGCCGATGCCAAACCGAACGCAATCTGAGTCGTCGCATCGAGGGCCGCGATTGTCTTGGCGATAAAACTCGCACGAATGATCTCGTCGATGTCGAACGGGAGGATGTCGCCCATGTAGAGGCAGAGGTTTTCCACCTCCACATCCGCTGCGAGGAGCAAGCGGATTCCCCCGCCGTTCAAGCCAACCATCGTTGGGGCTCCAGCTGCGGACGTATCCGCCTTCACGAACGGCGTACCCGCTCCGCTTGCGGTGGCTGGAATGAGTTGGTGACCACGAAAGTCGTAGCGGTAAACTCGGGTTTGTTGAGACATGGTTTTTCCTTCTGAAAATCAAGGACTGCCTGCAAGCAGGCGTTGAAAAAAGCGACCGCAAACACGGCGGCGAATTACACACCGGGGTTGCGGAGGGCATACCTCCAGTTTTTGACGGCGACAGCAACGCGACCTTCGATACTGACCCACGTGGTTTTATCCGTTGGGTCATACCATCGCTCGCGCCGGCCAGCCGTGCCGAAGCCGTTGAAATAGGCGCGGACCACCGTAGCGGTGTTGAGCCGCGTGGGATTACGGAGTGCGTACCAGATGATTGCGGACGACGTTCGCAGTTCGGACTCAGGCACAGCGGTCACTTGACCGCGATAGATCCCCAGGTTTGCTGTGGTTGCAGCCTCTTTGGTTTCACCGAGCATCTGATAATTGAAGAACGTACGGCGGGCCGCCTGGTAGACTGCCCCTGTTGGGCAATAGCAGACATTGAGCGTTCCGCGAACACGACGGCCAGTGGCAACGCCGCCAATGTCTGCGTAGGCTGTTTCCATCAGTGCCCACTGAGCGTCTGATGGTGCGGCTCCACCCGCGATGTTGTTGTTCGCGGCGCTTCCCACGTCGGTGCGATCCGCGAACAATGCTGAACTGTCAAGCAACGTTTCGTTGGCGGTATATCGATCCACCACCAGACGATTCTGCGTTACCTGCCACGCTTCCTGGAGACCGATCATGCCTTCGACAAACGCCCCCAGATCATCGTTGGCGATCATAACCGGCGTCCCCCCCCACTTGTTGCCAAATCGGCGAAGGAAGATGTAGCTCAGCACCTCTTCCGACAGTCCAAGCTGCTTGAACTGCTCAGAATCCTGGACTTCGTCGAGCTCTTCGACGATGCCCTTATTGATCATCATCGCCGGCTTGAAATCGTTAAGACCGCCAGGCAACACAGCCGACACGGCCGGATAGCTGTAGTCGTCATCGAGTTGGACGGTGTCCAGAAACTTATTGGCCAGTCCCGAGAGGATATTGGGGAAGTCGCCTGGTCTCGCCGCCGGCGTTCCGGCAGAACTGATGTACTTCCGATCCTCACCAGTGGAGTAGAACGTGTCACGTTGACCGGGACGGCCCATCTGCATGGCGCGGAGGGCCAAGTCCTCACGGCTGCCGTACATATCGACGTTTTGCTCACCGGACAGTTGCAGACATTCTCCAGCGATTGCCCAGAGGGGGCGATTCACCAGATCCATCGCGCTGTCGGAAATCTCGATTTCCTGGCTATCGCTGAGGGCACGGTACGCGACGGCGTCGATCACGTCGGCAGCGTAACGGTCCCGGCCTTCACCGGTCACACGGACACGAGCGGTCGGAACACTCGGCTCGTTGTCGGCCAGCGTCTTGCTCCACACTTTCATCGCCGCGGGAACGTCCTGCTTTTGCTCGTGGGCGTCCAGGACCATTTCGGCGGTAACTGCCGTGTAGCCCGCAGTCTCGTTGACGAGAGAAGCCGCCGCGCGGAGGTCCGCCAACCGGGCTTCGCCATGCTCTTTGTCATGAGCCTGCTGGACGTTGGCTGCTGGTTTGCGTGGCGTTCGAGACTCGGCAGCAGCTTCACTTTCGCCGCCTTCGGTGGTTTCCGCATCACCGGCCGCTTCGCCACTTTCCGCATCGCCTGCGCCCTCATCGGAACCAGCGCTCTGGGACGCGATGGCCGGGCCACCCGTGCGCAGTGACGTAAGGATGGCCGCTTCGTCGCTGGGGACGTCCTTCCCGCGATACCACGCCCTCAATGCCGCCGTGCAGACTTCGTCGGATGCCTCGACGGAATCGATGAGCCCCAACGCAAACAGTTGAGCTTTGACTTTCGGGTCCATTTCAGACCTCCTTTGTGATTGAGATTGACCGGTCACAACCGGCGTTTCTTCGTTATCTGTCTCCTCAACCGGTACAGTCTCGGATTCACCGCTGATTGATTTGAGGGACTCGCTAAAGTTCGCCACGACTGCGTCGATCATCCCGGTTTTGATAACCGTGTCGGCTCGCAGTGCATCGCCCTGGTTAAAGGAGGCGATGACTTTGTCAGGAGTGACGCTCCTGTATCGTGCGACGTCATCAATGAACGAGCGACCATAGGAATCGGTGAACTGCTGAAGCGTTTCCTTAGCTTCATCTGACAGTGGCTCGTAGATGTTGCCATGCGCCTTCTTGGGCGAGTCTTCGTTAACAAAGAGAGTCGCACCGATACCAAATTCCTCGAGCATCCCCGACATTTCCATATGCGGGTAGATCGATCCCACTGAACCGACAAGCGAATCCGCCGTGGCTTCAATGCGATCGTGTGCGGCAGCGAGATAGAATCCCGCAGAACCGCAAACCCCCTGGACATACGCCAGAAGTGGCTTGTCGCCGCGCATGCCAAAGATGAGATCCGCGAGCCGTTTCACACCAATGGCTGACCCACCAGGCGTGTCAAAGTAGCCCATTACCCCGTTAACGCGCTGATTGTCGAGAGCTGTTCTGTATTCCCGCTCCAACACCTGATACGAGGAGGCCCGCCCCCACCGAACGGCGTAATCGACTTCATCGCGGAGGATACCAGTGATCGGGATAACCGCCACACCATTGATGATCTGAGTGGACGACTCAACGTCGCGGCCGAATGACATAGCCGCCTTGATCTCGTCCAAGTCGGCCGCCTCCAATGCATACTGAATCGATGACATCGCAGGCGCCATGATTGCCCACGGCTTGCCATCACAAAGGCACGCACGCAGTTTCGCGAGCTTTCGGCGTTTCGATTGCTTGCTACCTGACACCGAAGACGTCCTCCAGGTTGCTTTCTTCCTCTTGCGAGTCAGAATCGCTCTCTTGGTTTCCGTCAGTCGAACCTCCACCCGATTTACTGAAATCGAGCGTCACGCCAAACAGTTCCGTGACTTTCTTCTCAATCGCCAGTTGCATCAGGATGCGAATCCAGTGTTGCCCGCGGCGAGCACACTCCTCCTTGAAAGTGCTGATTCCGGTCCGGAGGCGAGCGGTCCGGGCCTCGCCCTCTTTGAAAGGATCGAGCAACTCTCGGCCATTGCCGATGGCGTCGAATCGCTGGTATGTCCGCGTATTCCGCCTGAACTCCGTGGGTCTCAACGAGCGGAATAGACCGGACGAAGCGGCGATCGCGTTAAATTCACGGCGGATACGCAAGGCAACGTGAGTACCAAACCAACGCTGCAATGGCAGGATGTGAAGGTCCTCATCCAGCTTTGCCGCTCGGGACGACGAGAAGTTCGTTCCCTCATAGTCGCCGGTCAGCGTGTAATAGCTGAGCCCGATTCCTCCGGCCTGGTCGCGGTCCAGCATCTTCAGAAACGCCGGCGCGTCCTTGTTCGGCCGCGTCTGGCGGATCATCTCGAGCGATTCGTCCGGGTTCACCACGCTTGCCACAGGAGAGTGACCAAGTTTGAATTCCCGGTTGCCGTGCTCGTCCTCATCGTCTCCGTCGTCAGCGAATCCCCACGCACCGTACTTGTCCGCGTCCGCCAGTTTTGCCACGAAGGAAAACGCGGCATCGATAGCGGCAGACCGGATCTCCGAGTCAACGTAGGAATCGCGGTCCCATGTGGTTTGTCCAGTCGAGTCGTACCAGGATGCACCAAGCGATGACGACGGGCGATCGAACAACGCAAGGTCGATCACGCGCTCAGCGGGGATGCGCATGCGTCGCGATCCCAGAGCGACCGGAGATATTCCACCTGTCCCGCGTGTTGCGTTTCCGGCTGAATAGCCGAATGAGTCGTGCGGGTGATCCATGTAGACGTGATAGGCGACAACGCGGTTGTCCCCATCCAGTTCGACGCCGCCGATGATTCGGTTCTGACCCTTCGTCGCTGCCCGGTCACGTGATTCGTCCAGTTGCTCACGCTCCAAGAGCTGGTAGGAAAGCGGAACGAGGTCGTATTTCCTGCGAAACTTGCGGACAAGCAGCCCGTTTCCGACCGTCGCACATTCGCCGATCATCAGGCGTTCCATGTCCATACGGGACAGACGCCCTTCAGCGTCAAACTGGCGCGGGTCGCTCGACCACTCGTCGAATAGGTCATCCGACTCGAGAGCAAATTGCAGCCGTGGTCCCAGCTCGCCAGCCTGGAGTGACTCAAGTTCCGTGACGATCTGGAATAACTCAGACGGGAGGAACGGCCAAGAGAACGTCTGGAAGCCCGTCCCGATCACCAAGTCGGTCATCGCCTGCCGGATGCGTTTCCCCTGCGCGGTGTTCCGGACCAGGTCACGAACCCGCC